GGCGGCTTGTGCTTTTCCCTCAGCCGCCTGAAGTTGTGTGCGCAGGTCAGCTACATCCTGTTCACACTTGCCCAGAGCCGCCTGGTCCTGCTTGCACTGCACGATCTGGCGCGCAACCTCAATGGCTGCCTGCTCAGTCATGACGCTGTACTTCTGCGCGTCCGGCAGCCCTTCAGCGACCTCGGGCTTCAAATCCTCGCGCTTTACCTCGGCAACGGCGCTCTGTGCCTGGGGCACGTACTTCTCAATCACCCGCACAGCCTGGGCCTGAGACTTAATCTGGCGCTTCTCCCGCTCCCAGGTGTCACGCTCGCGCTGCCATTCCTTCTCACGCTTCTCGATGCGCTGCTCCGCTTCCTCAATCAGTTTTTGGTTCGCGGCGATCACCTGGTCCTTGGCCTTGCTGTACGCCTCTGCCTGGGCGGTCTGCTTCACCTGCTGCACGTACAGGTAGGCAAAGACCACTCCCAGGACCAGCAGGACGGCCACAACTACGGCCAGCAGTTTCTCAGTCAGCGTCACGTCTTCTTCTCCAGGTCATACCTGCTGGTGGTGTAGCGCACCAGGAAGTCAATCGCCGCCACGCTGTAATCGGCATCCGTGGCGTCGTCGGCGTCCCAATCCGTGCTCTCCTCAGTGATCCCCAAGGCAAGGCCGCCCAAGCTGGGGTCAGCCATGACTGACTGCACGGCCCACTTGCGTATCGGATCGTTGGCCTTGTCGTCTCCGGCGATTCGGCACTTCACCTGAACCCGGAGGTTGCGCTCCATGACAGGGCTGCGTCGTGCGTTCTCCGTCGCGGGCTGCGCTTCCTCGCGAATCGGGTACACGCTGATCATGGGCAGTTGGTTTTTCTCGATGGACTGCCGCCGCGAACGATTGACCGTCAGACCCGCTGGCTTGCCCGCGCCATCGAGTGCGGCCACTACCGCTTGAAGTATTCGCTCCGTGTAAGAATCAGCCACGCGCTACACCTTCCGCAGATAAAGCTCCGTGATCGCGCCGTCCCCTTGCCGCAATCGCCGCCATACCGTGTAGTTCACGCCGTCCACGATGCAGGCGTCGTCGTTCATGACGTTCGGGAAATCGCTGGTCTTTACCGTGGCCACGGCCACGCGCATGATCTGGCCCGCGCCGCCGTCTTGCTCCAGCCCCACCTCATCGCGCTCGTCAAACAGGCAGGGCTTGGTGGCGCCGGCAATCGTGATGCTGTGGCCCCAATCGCCCAGCATTGTGTCCACGTCAGCGTCACCAAAGAAGCCCACGCGCCTGCCTCGCTACTTACTCTGGTTTTTCCCCTTGCCCTTGGCGTTTCCGGGGCTCTCCTGTTCGCCGCCTGATTCCGCTTCCTCTTGGCTTTCGACCAGAGACAGGACGCCGCCCAGATAAGGCTTAGCTTCTTCTGGACTCAGCCGGATGGTTTCGCCGGGTTTCAGCGTCTTGCCATTGAGCCCTTGCAGCACCCAGTTCGCTCGGTACAACTTCTCTCCTACCATCAGCGCCTCCTTCACGTTGCGGGACCTACTCCATCACGAACCGCATTGCACCTCAGATGACCTGAACGGCCATCGAAGCGTTCGGTCGGTAAGGCACGATGAGCGGCGCGGACTGCATCAGCAGGTAGCGGATCGCCGGGTCCGGCGTGATCCACGACTTGCTGAAGAACTCTCGCGCCTGGAAGCCCGCCTCCTCGTCACGGATGGCCCCGAAGTGCCGCGTGCCCAGCAGTCCGTTGGCCGCTACCAGGATGACCCAACCATCCTGAATGATCGCGACCTCATTGCCGGTCTGCGGGTCCACATACCAGCCGGTGTAGACCCACAGGCGCTTGCTGCCGATGGTGCCCTTGAACTCCAAACCCTCGACGCTGGCAATGGGGATTTGGAAGTTGGCGAGCTGGCCCAACTGGATGTCGATGGCCTTTTGCGCGTCCGCGTTCTCGCGGAATTTCCGCCAGGCCCCGACCGTGAACACAACATCGGTGACCGTGGCACCGCTGGCCTGCGCGACGGTGAGTGCCCAGTCCTCAAGGTTATCGAGCGGCTTCACGCCGGCGTCGCCCCACTTGCTGCCAGCGCCCAGCGTGACGGTATGGCCCACGGCACGACCGAAATCCACGACGACGCTGGGATAGCCCTCACCCGTAATCGTGGACTTGCCGGTTCGCAGGACCTCGGCGCCCATGACTTCCAGTCGGCGGGTGAGCATCTCCAGCTGGTCGTCGAGCGCGACGGCCAGGTTCGCACGGGCGCGGTCTATGTTGGACATCTCACCGCCGATGCGCTCACCGGCGCGCCGCTTGAGCGCCTTCGACGGATCGAACACGCGCTTGTCCTTGATATAGGCCGGTGTAAAGGTCTTGGTCTGATAGCCCAAGTCCTCAACCAGCTTGCCTTCTTTCAGCGGATGGACGAACGGAGCGATGCGCCGCTTGCCGTCCTCCACGTCGAACTTGATCTCTTCCTGCTCGGAGTTGACGACGAGCGGAAAGAATAGATCGAGCAGGAACGACGGCGTGCGCAGCAGCGAGTCCACGACGCCATTCAAGAACGCGGTGGTGAAAATATTCACGTTGGTTCCTCCTTTGACCGCTCAGGCTCAGGCGCTGACCGGCTTGTGCAAGTAGATGTTGAGATCGCGCAGCCCCGCGCGCACGCTGTCAGCGGTGTGCCCGGTGCCGTAGGTGATCCTGTTCTCGTTGAAGTCGCCGCTGACGTAGACGATCCCGCTCTTATCTCCACCCGTGGCGTCCACATCTTCGGCGAGGATGGCCGCCGGGGTCTGGGAACCGTCGACGGCGGCGGCCAGACTGAGGATGTACTTGCCCGAGGCGGTGATCTTGCCCAGCAACGCGCCACGCGCGATGTTCTGCCCGCTGGCGATAGTCACATCCAGGGTCCGAATGGGGAAATCGCCAGCGTGCAGGCGGTCAGGCGTGTAGGCTTCCGAAGTGAATTTGGGTTGCAGGTCCATGAATTTCTCCTTCTCCCTTTCGGGCTCAGCTTGCTATCGAACCAGGCCGGCCTTGCGGGCCTGCTCCACGGTCGCGGCAGATGCGGCCGTCGTTTGCTGTTCTTCCGTACCCGGCGCGTCGGCGTGCGGCACAGGGCTGGGCGCGTCTGCCTTGAGGTCGCTCAGGGTTTTCTGGCGACGCTCTTTCTCCGCCGCCACGACTGCCTGCGCGGCCTCCGCGGGCGCCGTCTTGCCGTCCCACATCAGTTGTTCGACCAAAGCTTCGTGGCCGGGCATCAGGGCTTCACGAACGCCCTTGATTCGCTGGCGTTCTGCGGTTGCGCCGTCAGCCTTTCCGCGTTCATATGCCGCCTGCTCCAGCGCCTCGATTTCACCCTTGAGCTCGGTCCGGAGCTTAGCGGTCAACGCTTCGCCTTCCATACGTCTCTCCTTTCGATCAGCATCTGCCGGGCAACCGCCCGCTTTACGTCTGTGTGTTCCTGATTCAGCTGGTGAATCAGATCGGCTTGGGTGGAAACACCGTCCGCCAGTCCAACCTCAGCAGCCTTCTTGCCCAGGAAAATCCGCCCATCGGCCATCTTGTCGAGCACTGTCTTCACGTCCTTGGCGCGATGCCGTGCAACTTCGTTCACGAAAACGCTATACAGGTGATCCACCTGCTCCTGGATCGCGGCGCGCGCTTCATCGCTCAGCGGCTTGTGCTCGCTGGCAATGCGCTTGTACTTCCCGGCGGTGATCTCCGTGGTCTTGACGCCGCGCATCTCTTCGGCCTTGCTGATGTCCGTGTGCGTAGCCACAACGCCGATGCTGCCCACCTGCGTCGTTTCGCCGGTGATGAACACGCGCTCGGCGGCGCTGCCAATCCAGTACCCGGCGCTGGCCATCATTCCGTCGGCCAAGGCCACGATGCGCTTCTCGCCTCCTCGGGCTTCATAGATCGTGCGCGCAAGCTCGAAGACGCCATCCACGTTCCCGCCGGGGCTGTCCACGCTCAACAGGATCGAGTGTGCGCGGTCGTCGGCGAGCGCCGCCTTGAAGTCATGTTCCAACAGTTGCGTGCTGACGCCGCCGCTGATGCGGGTGAGCAGGTTCATCCGCTTGGCGATCACGCCCTCAACGGGCAGCACCGCTACGCCGTCAGTCACCTGGTAGGGTTCACGTTGATTGTTTAGCGGCTGCCCCAAGCGTGCCTCGATGGCGCGCACGTCGATCTTTTCGCCTCGGAGATGCGTGAAATAGATTTCGCGGATCTCCAGCAGCTTCTCCGGCACGATGGCCCAGGGAGCGTTCAGCACGTCAAGCAGCTGCATCCTCACGCTCCTCTCTTTCCTGGTCAGTGCCCCGTTCCGGCTCCTGTCCGGGCTGGCCTTGCTGATTGCCGGGGCTGGGTGCTGCAATCACAATCAGGCCGTCGCGCTCCCGCATCCGGCGCTCTTTCACCTGCTCGCGGTGCTTGTCCTTCCACACGCCGCCCGTGAGCTGCATCGTCTCTTCGGCCAGAGTGCTGACGCCGATCTCAAGACGCTTTGCGGCAGCGTCCACTTCCTTCGTGGGGTCAATCTGGGCAGGAGCGTCGCCGATCCAGTCCGCTTGCAGGTAAGCCATGCGCCGCGCCGGGTCGTCAAAGAACCCAGGCGCGACGATGCGGCCAAGAGCTACGGCTTCTTCCAGCCACGCTTCGTACACGGGCGCGCAGAACGTCTGGGCCAATAGTTCGCGGCGCAGCTTGAAGAACTTCCACGCTTCCATCAGCGCGGCGCGCGCGGCGCTGTAGCTGGCTGTGAA